CATAAAATCATAAAAACAAATGACAAGGTAAAGTATCAATGCCGACCATCTCCACCTCATTGTGCTTTTTGTCAAAGGGTCTGTGTTCATTATTGCTAATCCCCACCATTAGATTCTATTTAGATGGCTTCTCTTTATTAATTCTTCGTTTAGCCATTATGGTTTAGACCAGACTTCGTGTGTTAATTGTCCATCTACTCTTGCAAGTAGTAAGTCATATTCTTCTTCAGTCGTGTTGTTCTGTGGAATATCCCTCAACCCCTGACGATATTCTTTCATTTCGTCAGTCAAGGTATTATCATTCAAAGCGAGATAATCCGTATTCGCTAGTTTAGCATTTCTTAATTGCCTAATTTCAGCTATTTGCCTGTTGGGTAAATCATCAGCAAACGCTTTGGCTGTTGCATCATATGCAGCCTCTTCTTCTGCTGTCATATCTACTACAATATCATTAACTTGTTTCTTCATAATTACCTCTATTTAGTAAATCCATATTTATCTATTGTTCCACCATTAAATCCACCTGTACTCCAATAAAATCTTACAGCATTAACTGTACTTGCAGTCATAAAAACAGCAGTTCTATGCCATTGAGCAAAATTAGCACTAGCATTGTTACCACCACCTATACATAAAACTTTAGGATAAGGTTGATTGTTCCATAAAGTTATTTCATGACTTGTACTTTCATCTGCAGGAGTACCTATGTTTGTTTCACCTTGGTTCATTGGAAAAGTATCTGTATCATTGTCAAAATCTGTACTATGTGCTGCGCCAGTTCTTTGTTCCCAACTTGCATAACCATAATCAGAAGCACCATCGGCAAATGAAGAGCCACTATCTGTGCTATATCTCATGTTTAAAACATCTGTATCAGTTTCAGTGAGGACAGCATTTAACATAAATTTAAAACTTCCATAGTTGGTGGTATCTAAAGTAATATCAACTGTACTTACTCCAGAGCTTATTGTAGTAGTTCCTAAATAATCCAATCCAGCCTTAATATAAGAATAATCAACCCTCTTTAAAACTCCAGCATCACTTAAAACAAATTCATCTGTGTCTGCTGGTGTTGCTCCTAGAGCCGTAGCACCAGTTATAGAAGAAACATCAAAACCAGAAGATGCTTCAAAAACAGCACCAGCACCAGCACCAGAAGATGTCAAAACTTGTCCGTCAGTACCCAGACTGCCTATCAGTCCAGAACCTCTGTTATTTAGGCGACTGCCTACAATTCCACTCATATTTTATCCTATAAAGTTTGATCTAAATAAGTAACAACTACGTCAATATCTGCTGAAGTTGCAGTTATGCCTGACAGCACATCTGTTGCTTCCAAAGCTATTCTTCCTGTATGTTCGAAAGTTTCGTAAGCACCGATTGCTTGTTGTTTATAAATCCAGTAATCGTTAGCACCAGCATCGTCTCGAATATATAAATCAAAAAGTTCAGCCGCATTTCCAGTTTCGCAAAGTGTAATACTTAATATTGTATAAGTGTGACCACTTGCTACTGTGAGAATATCTGCTTCACTATTTGAAAGTGTTGCGTGTAGTTTTACTTTTAATACTTCACTTGCCATATTTTACTCCTTAAAATCCTAATACCATTGCTTTGCCTGTTCCACAAGTTGATGGTATCCAATCTGCAGTAACCGAACTATCTGTCCAATCAACAGTATTCGCTGTCGTATTAATTAACCCTAATTGTATTGAATCAGAGCCATCATAAAATTTCAATGCGTAAGAGGTTGCTCCCCCAGAGGTGTCAACCCATAATGACCCAGCGGCCAAACTTGCTGGTGCAGAAGCGCCTATGCTTGTCGTGTTCAATGCTCCCAAGATATTATTTAGTTCCGTTCTAAAGGCCGAAAATCCTTGATTGGCAATGCTGACATCTGAAACTTGTGACATATTTTTCTTTTTATCCTATTCGTTTATTTTTTACAATCTTTTATGGCGTTAGTCCATATCCTTTTGCGACATAATCAAAAGTCCTGTCAACACCACTCGCACCTGAATTTTTAAAGGCGATGGAAAACCCTGTAGCACTTTTTGAACTGATTGCATAGTAATCTCCCGTTGCCATATTTTGTGCGGCTATTCCAAGTGAGGGCGTTGCATAGAAAGCGTTGGAAAAAGTTATCGCTTTCGTTCCTGTCGTACTCGCTATGTCAGCACCAGATTCAGTCCTGTCTTCCATACCCAGCTTAACTGATAATCCTGTCACCTTACTGCTTGTCTTGTAATCATCATTGGTCAGTCGCAACCTGAATTTCGCATATCTGAATTGGTGCGTGGCAGAGGAACTAATGTCTTGATAAGTCGTTGCATCACCCAGACTTGTATTGCTTACTGCAATTTGTATCTTGTGAAATGCGTGTGATGGTTCACTTCCGTCAAAGGGTGCGTGTGCATCATCAAAGTAAGCCATACCACGACCAGAATCAAACATATCATACGGGTCTTCATTATCCAAAGTCAAAGTCGGTTGAACTGTGCCGTCAAATACAGCACCCAGAGAAATTGTATTGGCAAAATCATAATAGCCAAGACCATCCCTGTTTGCAGTTGAATAAGTCGGATTGCTTGTCGTGTCCGTTCCACCCAGTTCAAAGTTGCCCTCAGGAGAATCAAAATTCCCAACAGTATCATCAAAGTCAGTAATCGTATCAAGAGCAAGAACAGTATCACCACTTGCATCTTCCTTAACGCATAAGGGGTAAGTTGAATACATTTGTGCGGCACTTGTGAGAAGTGATATGGTTTCAGTCGTTGTCGAAACATCAGTATAGTTAAACACATTCGCAATGTTCGTGTAAATGATAGTTTCAGCGTTTGATTCATTGCCTGTCTTGTCTATAGCTTTAATTAAAAACGCCCCTGTTCTGCTGTTCACTATGGCGTTATCTGATTTTCTTCTTGTTATTCTAATTAAATTCGTGCTGTTATTCCATAAAGCGCCTGTCGTAACATTCTGATAGCGAATTTCATAATAAGCAATGTCCAAATCCGTTGAGGCGGTTGGTGGTGTCCAAGTCAGTCTCATTTGGTTGCTTCCGTGCATTTCAATGGCAAAATCCGTCACATCACTAGGTGGGTCACTGCCACCCACGATTGTTCTGTTTTCGCTTGTATAAGTTGAACTGACACCCAATGAATTAATCGCCTTGACCCTCACATTGTAAGTTTTAGTGTCAATGACATTCAGCATTTCATAATTCAACTGTGTTCCTTTTCCTATGATGACATAATCTGAATCAGTGCTTAACTTGGCCTCCACTTGATAGTATTGGGCGAACTTATCTGTTGAAACTCCAACGACAATCACCATTTTCGTAATGACAACTCCATCAGAATATTCCACCAAAGAATCGGTTAAAGTTAAACTCGCTGGTGCTGTCACAGAAAAGGGATTGGGTAATGTCGTGTCTGGTATTTCTGCAACTTCTGTCTGGGTCGCCCAAGTGTAATAGGAATCCTGATGTTCGGTTAATTGCAATGCAACTGTGCAATCAGCGTTTAAAGTTGATGACATAACCCTGAACTCTTTCGCACTAAAGCTGGGAGTTGCGTGAGTGATTGCCACAATGTCGCCAACCATTAATTCAACAGCGTTTGCGTCAGCGATTATCGTAACATCCAAACTTGACCTTGATCTTCGTAGAATAACCTCTGCCATTTCCTGTGCTTGATATGGGTTTGCAATTGTTGACAAATCATATCTTCCCTCTAACAGTATTCCACCATCAGCGGTTTTCATATTGGCGTGTTGATCGGCACTCACCTCTCCACTGTCATCAACTGGTGGATATTGCGCTTCATCAACTTGATAATTCTTATCTGGATTGACGAATGTGCAAATGACCCTGTTAAATCTTTCATTCTTTGATTTGCTTGAAACATTTATGCCACCGATTATGTTATCCTCTGTCAATGTGATTGAGGAACTGCCTGTCGATTCTACGAGGACTTTATATTCGCCACCAGAATAATTAAGATAACCTCTGCAACCACTCAACAAGGTTTTAACATTATCAATGCATTTTTGACTTGTGTTCATTACTGCGTGGCAATCCATAATGTCGATCGTATCTCCACCAGAATAATTCGTTACATCAGTATCACAAACATCTCCAGCAGTCTGCCAGTCAGCGAAATTAGAATCAAAAGCGGCATTCTCTATTCCCATTCCATAACGAGTATTCCTTAAATAATCCAACAGGCAGTAAATGGGGTTGTCGGAATATTCCCAAGTTGAAGTCGTGTCAGCCCTGTGTGATCCGCTTCCCCCTGTAAGTGTTCCGTCAAGATTGGGATTATAAACTTTTCTTCCCTTTACCAATGCGTGAACAGTTGGAATACTGCCGAAAGCGTCTTGATTCCAAGTAAATTTTAAGGCGATATAAGCAACACCCCTTAACCTGTGATTGGAAGTCCAGCTATCTAATCCACCAATTGTCGTGTCATAAGTTTGCGTGTCAGAACCATAATGAGGAATGACTGTGATTAAACTCGCACTATCCTTGTAATAATTTGAATCGCTTGAATTAACTGTCCTGCTTGTGGCATCAGCCAAATCACCACTCCAAGTTACAGCGTTGTCATTAATGTATATCGTGGTGATGTCATCAATCTCACCCTCTCCCAAAGCCATTATCATATAAAGAAACTCATTGTCAGCACCTGATGTCTCCATAAATACTGCTGTTCCACCAACCTTTCTTGTTCCATAAATGACAGGAATTTGGGCGTTGGCAGAAGTCTTATTTGCCAATATTCCTTTTGTTTTAATTTCTGGTGTCGTATCAACATTGAAATCTGGTTCATCTGGTTTATTCAACCAAGTTAAAGCTGTGGCAACTAGACTTATGGCAGAAATGATTGGGCCGATTACAGGAATGAAATTTACAATCGGTTTTATAAAACTTGCTATTGCACTAAAAAAACCCATTACGCCCTACCCCAGCGAATGTCTTTTATTGTCAATGCTGAAAATTCAAAACCCTTGTCACTTGCAAAATGTCGTTGCTGTGATGTATCGCTTGTTCTTCTTCCGTTGACCTTTTGAAACTGACCCCAATGAGAAGTGACATTCAAGGTTATTTGTGAGGTGGTTGTATCGTCTCCAATGATGTATTCGTCTATTGTTCCATCATAAATTAAAAAAGGGTCGGCTATTATGGCATTGGAACTATCCAAGAATGCCTTATATATTTGCACACCATCATTGATGATGTTTTCGCCTAAAGCGATTGCGATATAACTTTGATCAACACCAGACAATACTATACTTAAAGTGTTCTTAATGGGTTCAACACCCTCTGAAACATTACTGATTCCCAATAAATGACCACTTGCCGTATATGTTCTTGAACTTCCGCTAATGCTTGAAGTCAATGCGAAACTGCAATCGGTTATGTATAGGGGTGTGGCAAAATTAAGATGAACTAAATGAACATACTGAATATTGCCTGTCGCCAATTCAGTTTTGACATCACTCGATAATCCTCTAGCCATTTAAATGTCCTCAACAACATCAAACTCATACTTGAACAATGGAACGCCATCAGAATTCGCCTGACCAGAATTGAACTCCTGTACATCACTTGTTAAGTGAACTGTGAAAGCGATTGAATCATAAGTGACGGAACTGTTATTCGACAAGGCGGTTGTCAGTGGGGGTTCTATCGTTACAGTCGCGGCATTGCTTGAACTCGTTACATCCGAAACGACCATATAGACTTTTGAATGTGCGAATTTTATGAAATCACCAGCTTTCAATCTTCCAGCACCATCATCAGCGAAAGCGTCAATCGCTATGGTGGTATCGGCTAGTGAATGTGCGCCATTGACTAAAAGTGTTCCTGTTTCATTTCCTGTTGCGTTTAAATAGCTAGGGAATGTAATAGTAAAACTTTCCTTTTGTGATCGTTGTTGAATGATGAAAGCCATAGTTGGTTGAAAGTTCGCCCTCGTCATAAGCGGATAGGAAACTGTAAAACTCCATTTCTGACCATCAATCTGTCGTCTAAAAGTTTTTCCACTATCGGTTTGACTAATTAAAGTCTTTTGATTGCTCTTAATATTGATAGCTTCAAAATCTACATTTGGTAATGCGCCACTCATATTATCGCCTGTCTTCCTGTTTCATTAACGGCACTATTTATCATTCCTACAATAGTTGCTCTGCTGTTTGTAAGTAACTCATTAAATCCTCTTGCGTCAACTGTATTGATGTTGAAATTAACATTTACTGCTCTGCCTAGTTGATCGTTTGGAACTATGTTTCCACTTTGATTAGGAACAAACATTTCCCTACCAGCTTCACCAACAATGTAAGGTTTATCTTTTTGAACTGCGCCACCTTGTTCTCGATAACTTGTTGATTTTATTTGTGCAACCATAGCCATTCCTTTTACCATAGCAGAAGCGGCAACTGCATAAGCCATCCAAGGATTAGCGGCATAAGTTTTAAATGCTGTGGAAGCGGCCATAATTGCATTGATTGTAGCTTCTGCAATTTGAAATTTTTTATATGCTTCAAAAGCACCTCGACTTAAACCACTTAATGCCATTAATGTGCCTTTAGTATTAGTAAATATTTCTTCATTCGCTTGTTTTTTTAAATCAGCGGTTTGATTAGCGAGAAATATCTGTCTTTGATTATAACTATGATATGCTCTATCTTGTTGATCTAAAAAATCTTGTGTATTTGTTAATGCTTTGGTGTGATGAGCTTGTGAGGAAGTTAATTTTTGTGCTTCAAAATCTTGTATATTCTTTAATTGTTCATCTAATTGTTTTTTGTCATAGTCGGTAACAGATTTCATCATACTTCTTTTTTGTGAAACAAAACTTGTTACATTTCTAAATAAGTTTTGATAAAACTCATTTACTGTATCTTGATTATGTGCGGCTTCTATTGATTTTTTATGTTCTTTAAATGATTGAATATTATCGAATAATTGATCTTTATAATTTTTTAATTCTTCTGTATTAAATGCAACTTTCTCTCTTAATTTATTCCACGCATAAGAGGATTTTTCAACCCATTTTAATTCTTCCTCTTTTAATCCTAATAATTTTTTCAATTCCTCTGACAACAAAACATAGCCAGAAATCAAACCACCAACAATAAATAATGCTATATTTTTTTTAGTAGCAGTATTAAATTTCAACATAGCTACTGTCATCAAACCTATGGAACCAGCAACATTTTTGAAAAGATTAGCTAAATATAATGCGATAAATATTTTCGCAGTTGTAACTACTGCATCAAAGTTTTTATGAAGAAATTTCATAGCATCAGCGAGTGTTTGAACTGATTTTGCTAAAGTCATACCTATTTGTCTAGCGAACTCATCTAATACTTCTTGCTCGTTTTTTATAAAAGCATCTAAATCTCCAAATTGTTTTTTAAGTTCTGGAAAAAAACCCTCTTTAAGTAATATTCTTTTAAAATTAAAAATACTATCACCAATCATTGAAAGTGTTCCCTCAAATGTTTTGGCTAATTCGTCTGTTGCTGATCCAAATCTTCCACCCTTGCCAAATGTTTCTTCAAATGCTTTTATAGTGTCTTTTACAGAAGTCTTTGCACCTTCCTTAAATCCCAATAATGATCTAACACCTTTTTCCCTAAATATATCTGCACTAGCAATACCACCAGCAAATGATCGTTGAATTTGACTTGCTGTTGTTTGAAAATCCAACCCTGTAACTGCGGCAACATTACCTGTAATCTCTAATATTTTAGCTAATTCAGTTGCGTTTTTACTTACTACTGCAAGATTCCCAGCACCTTGTTGAATTTGTTGTAAAGAAAATGGCACTTTAGAGGCAAATTTAGCCATATTATCAAATGCCTTGTTACCCTCCTCCATACTTCCGAACAAAAATTTTAATCTTACTTGAAGTCCTTCTATTTCTTTACCAACACCAATTATATTTTTGATAACTAATCCAGCACCCAAGCCAATAAAGGCGTTTCGTAAATTAAATACTGATTTTTTAACACCATCAAGATTTCCACGAACTCTATTAAGTGCCTGTTTGGATTTATCCTTTGCAATGATGTCAATATTTACTTTTTTTGTAGCCATTATCTTTTCATCTTGTTAATGCGTTGTTGCCTTTCTTGTTCCTCTCTTTGCAAGTCAAAATAGGCGCACCACATATTAAACTCATATACAGACATTTGCAATATTTCACTAGCTGATTTGTGTAATCGTTCAGCTAAAGAAAATATATTATGTAGTTCTGGGTTATTTTTTATTTTTTTTTAAGTGTCGGAATTGTATCATCCGATGTATTCATAATGGCAGTAGCCACTTTTGCTATGACATCTGTATCGGCTTTTAATTTGAATTTTATCTTATGTTCAAGATCGAACATCTTTTCGCCATCTTTGGTTAAAGCTTTTTCTATGATGACATCTGTGAGAACATTAAGGTCGCTTTCGTTTGCGCCCTTAAAGATTTTTGCTTTTTCAAGCATATTGAATGGCTTACTATAAATGGCATTCTTACCTGTAAGACCCCATTCCTCGACTTCTATAATTTTAGTTTCAAGAGAATCAAAATGTGATCTGACTCCCTCAAAGAAATCTTTTTTTTCTGCCATTCAATATTAAACTGTACCTCTAGTTAATGCGCCTGTTAAAGTTGCATTAAAACTAGCTTCAATAATACCATCAGTTGGTATGGAAATGGAATTGCTACCAATCAGCCAAGTGCCAGAAAAATAGTAATCGCCTGAATCAGCACCCTCTGGATAAAGATTTAATGCTACTTGTGAACCCTCGATAATAGCGATTTGTCCATTCGTATCAGTTTCATCCCACCAGCATTCTGCTGAAACAGTTGCTCCCTTTTTACCAAATTGATAAGTTCTTGAAGTATCGGTCAATGTGGTGTCCTCTATTAATTCTGCAGTAGTATCGATAGTAAAACTTCTCAATTCTGCTACAACATTAGCGCCAACCTTAACAACACCAGAAACTCCTGTGTGATTAGCCATTTTTACTCCTTATCTTTCTTTGGGGTTAATTTTAGTACTTTAGGAATATCAACTTTTGATGTCTTTGTATATCCCATTTTTAAATAATATTCTTCCATATCTTTTGTCACCTGTATGGTATCGCTAGAATTTGGCAATTTTAAAATAATTGTTCCATCACTCATAAGTTTTACTCCTATTTATTTTTATAGTTTTTATTACACATAGTCAAAATAATTTTTTATATTATGATGTTCCTCTTGTATATTGATAATCAACCCTTACCACAATTCT